AAAATAGTAGCAGTAGGAGCATTTACCACTACTTACTCAGGATCAACCTCTCCACGTATAGTAAGAATAAATACAGATGGTACAAAAGATTTCACCTTCAATATGGGGACAACAGGATTTTCTGCAAATCAATACAGCGCTCAAATTCAAAATGATGGGAAAATTATAGTTGTAGGATTAAATGCTACTTATTCAGGTTCAGCAGCACAGAGAATTAGACGTATAAATACAAATGGTACTTTGGATACAACTTTTAATATTGGAACAGCAGGACTTAATAATACAACCTATAGAGCTATAATACAACCTGATCAAAAAATAGTTGTAATGGGATCATTTACCTCATACTCAGGTTCGGCTGTAAACAGAATAACAAGAATAAACCCAAACGGTACAAGAGATCTTACATTTAATGTAGGAACTGGATTTGATACTGCAACAGGCCAACCAGCTGCTTTAGAATTAGATTCAACTGGAAATATATATGCTGGAAGCACCTTTACCACATACTCAGGTTCTCAAGTAAATTATTTTGTAAGAATATCTCCAAGTGGTTCAATAGCACCAGGAACTCCAGGATTCGTCAGTGCACCTAGCGCATCAGGATTTACCAGTCAAGTCTTTTCGATACTAGTAAATAGTGATACAAGTGTATACGCTGGGACTTTCACCGGTAATTATAGGAATGCAAACTATATTGCAAGACTAAATACAAATGGAACACTAGACCCAACCTTTCAACAAGGTCTAGTAGGATTTAGTTCTACAGTTTATAAAATACAAGTACAGGCAGATGACAAAATAATAGTAGGAGGAAATTTCGCCTCATACTCAGGTTCATCTAATCCTGCAATTGTAAGATTAAATGCTAATGGAACAAAAGATACTTCTTTTAATATTGGAACAGCAGGATTTTTCGGAGGAGGGGTAACTAATATAAAAATACAACCAGATCAAAAAATAATAGCAATGGGAGCATTTACTTCCTATTCAAGTTCTGCAGTAAATAGAATAACAAGAATAAATACCGATGGTACAAGAGATCTTACATTTAATGTAGGAACTGGATTTGATTCTGTTGGGGCTGTACCAAGTGCTTTAGAATTAGATTCAAGCGGGAACATATATGTTGGGAGTAATTTTCTAACCTATTCAGGGTCAACAGTAAATTATTTTGTAAAAATATCTCCAAGCGGATCTATTATAACAGGTTCTTCATTCTATAATGGATATAGCGGAACAGTTCGTGCAATAGTAGTGGACAGTAGTGGAGGTATTTATACTGGAGGAGAGTTTACAACCTACCCTTTTCGGTATAATGGAATATTAAGATTGAATGAAGATGGAACTGCAGATAGTTCATTTAATGTAGGGCTAAGCGGATTTAGTAGTACATCAGATGTTGTAAGGTCTTTAAAAATTCAACCAGATGGTAAAATTTTAGCAGGAGGAACCTTTTCAACATACTCAGGTTCTTCTAACCTATATATGGTAAGAATTAATTCAAACGGTTCAAAAGATACTTCTTTTAATCAAGGAGCAGGATTTATTGGTAGTATATATGACCTACAACTCCAAAATGACGGTAAGATAGTCGTAGGAGGAGGCTTTAGCTCATATTCAGGTTCAGGTAATTACTACATAGTAAGAATTAATCCAAGCGGTTCACAAGATACTTCTTTTAATATTACTCAAGGAGTAAATTCTTTAAGTGGAAATACAGAGAAATTATTAATAGACAATTCAGGTTCTATTCATGTTCTTCATTATCCAAACTCCAACCCTTATAGATATTTTAAATACCTATCAAGCGGTAGTCTTGATGCTAATGGAATTACAGTACAAGGAACATCAGGAACTCCTGCTGTAACTTCATTAGCTAAAGACAGTTTAAATAATATATTTCTACTAGGACAAAGCCCATTTACAGTCTTTAAACAAAATAACAACGGTATAGTAGCTTTTGAAAGTTCGTCAAATAATACTAGCAGTTTATTTAATCCTGGTACAGGTTTTTTAAATACATCAACAAATCAACTATCAGGTATACCAGCTGCTTCAGTAAAAAATACCTCAGGTGATATTTGGCTTAATTCAAGTCAATATCCACAATACTACTCAGGATCATCCTTCACCTCAGATTTATTTAAGATAAGTCAACAAGGAAACTTACTTGCTACAAGCAGTTATACTGGAAACGGAACTGTACAGACACTTACTGCACAATCAGATGGACAAATTCTTGCAGGATATTCAAGTCCATATTCTCCAACAACCAACCCATGGAGATTTAACTCAAATGGACTATTTGGTAGTGGCGGTCAATACATTTGGTATACTATTTACTCAATGCAAGTACAATCCACCGGTAAAGTTCTTATAGGAGGAGATTTTCAGTCTAATGCAGTAGTTACCTACGATGACGGTGAAGGCGGAACATATGACCAGGACACTCCTACAACTCCTGGATACCTATTAAGACTTAACTCGAACTTAACTGTTGATGGAACTTTCCTTCAAAATCAAATAAATGGACCTGTTTTCAATATAAACACTTTACCTGACGACTCTTCAATATTAACTGGAGTTTTCCAGCTTTACTCTGGAGCTGAAAAAGAAAATATAGCTAAAATAGATGCTAATGGAAACTTAGATTATACGTATATTGTAGGACCAGGATTTAGTGGACCTGTTATTAAAACTGCACTTCAACCTGATAACAAGCTAATTGCCGCAGGTGACTTTACTCAATATTCAGGATCTTCAGGGGTAAACAGACTAGTAAGGTTAAATACCAACGGCAGTATAGATACAACTTTTAACCCAGGTTCAGGATTTAATAATTTTAACTCCTTAAGCAGTAAAATAGTTGTAGACAATTTAGGAAATATACACGTAGCAGGAGGAGACTTTACTTCCTATTCAGGTTCAGCAGTTTCAGGATATGTAAAAATACTACCAAACGGAAATATAGATCCAACAGGAACATCAGGATCATTTTTATCAAACCAACCACGAACAATGGAATTATTAGATTAAAAAACAAAAACTATGACACTAAAAGAATTCTTAACAGACAAAACTCTTACTTCAGTAGAAATTACTGAACAGTACAATTTAATTTACAATGTATACGTAGATCAAGCCGGATACGGTTTAGATATTGATACTTCAGAAGTAGTATCAGGAACTCCTTTAGAAATGAGAGAAGACTTTACTTTAGAGAATGATATCCTTTCTGTAGCAGGTATTTCTATAGACACAGCAGAAACCAATATGTTATAATATTTATAATAAAATATAAAACAATGATAACATTCAATTGGACAATCTCTGCAGTAGAGAGAGCAGTAAGCTTAGATGGATTACAAGATGTAATTCAAACAGTACACTGGAGATACAGAGGTACAGACGAAAATGGAGTAACAGCTGAAACTTACGGAGCAACAGCAGTAGGTCAACCTAATCCTCAAGACTTTACACCATTTGATGATGTAACAGCTTCAGATGTGGAAGGTTGGTTAGAATCATTACTAGATGTGCCTTCTATGCAAGAAAATCTACAAGCACAAATTACTTTAATCATTACACCTACAACAATAACAGGACCACTTTACAGTGCACCAGTTGTAGAGGAAGTAGTAGAAGAAAATCAAGAAACAACTGACCCGTCAGACATATAATTAAAAATTAAACAAAACGTTACAAATGGAAAACAGAAAGTTATCACAAGAAGAGTTACAACAAATTAAAGACCTTCAAGCAAAAAGTCAAGCAATTACTTCAGAATTAGGACAAATTGAATTATTTAAAATTCAAATAAAACAAAGAAGACAAAACGCAGAAGAGTATTTAAAAGAATTAGAGCAGGAAGAAAAAACATTAGCTGAGTATTTAGAAAGTGTTTACGGAAAAGGATCTATCAATTTACAACAAGGAGAATTTATTCCTTCTGTAGAAGAAGTAGAAGTAGAGGAAGTAGAGTAATTCTCAATAAAGTAGAATAAAGAATAAGGAGGGTTTCGACTCTCCTTTCCTATTTATTAGAGAACAGAAACCCTCTGTATATCGAAATGGGTTATCAAAATTCCAAGATATTTATAATAAATTAAAATTAATTAAATAAGACATGGCAGAAGCAATTATTTCTCCAGGAGTATATACAAGAGAAAATGATATCTCTTTTATACAGCCAGCACCAATCGCAGCAGGAGCAGCATTTATTGGACCAACAGTAAAAGGTCCTATAGAAAACCCGACAATTGTTACTTCTTATAACGACTATGTAAGAAAGTTTGGAGTTGTATTTTCTTCAGGCTCAAATTCATATGAGTTCTTAACTTCACTAGCTGTTAAAAATTATTTTTCTCAAGGAGGACAGACAGCATTAATTACTAGAGTTGTATCAGCTTCAGTAAATTATACAGCTGCAACTAATACCTTTATATCAGCATCAGTCAAAGCACTACAGCCATTTGAATTAAAAACCTTAGGACAAGGAGACTTGTACAATAATGCAACATCTTCTATAGCAGGGTTACCAGGCAGTACAGGAAGTTACCTAAACACAGACGGATCACTAGTATCTGGATCTTCGGATAATTTAAGATGGGAGGTAGTAGGAGTTAACAATGCTCGAGGTACATTTAACTTGTTAATTAGACAAGGAGATGATAGTTCAAATAACAAAGTTATTCTAGAAACATTTAATAATGTATCTTTAGATCCAAACTCTGATAACTATATTGAAAAAATTGTAGGTAACCAAACAACTAGTGTTGGTACAGACGGAAGTACTTACTACTTACAATCAACAGGAAACTATCCAAACAGATCAAATTTTGTAAGAGTATCAGCAGTTAATCTACCTACCTTAAACTATATAGGAAATAACGGAGTTACTGTTAATGTAGACAGCGCAGGAGTTTCTTACTCAGGATCATTACCGATAACAGGTTCAGGTTCATTCTACGGAGCAAATGGAAAAGTTAAGCCAGGTGCTAGACTTTTTGCAGATATTACAGATAATAATGCACAAGGATTAATAGCAGCAGATTACACAAAAGCAATAGGCTTGCTTCAAAACAAAGATGATTATCAATTCAATATTATATCTACACCAGGATTAATCTATGCAAATGATAATGCAGCTTTAGCAATTGACAGTGTAATTTCTTTAGCAGAAAATAGAGGAGATTGTATCGCAGTAGTAGACCTAGTAAACTACGGAACATCAGTATCTAATACAATAGCTGAATCAACTAACTTAAATACTTCTTACGGAGCATCTTACTGGCCATGGTTACAAATGAGATCTGCCACAGGTAAGAACGAATGGGTACCAGCAGGAGTTACAATACCAGGAGTATATGCATTTACAGATGCAGCAACAGCACCATGGTTTGCACCAGCAGGACTTGTAAGAGGAGGAATTTCAGGAGTAATTCAAGCAGAAAGAAAATTAACTAAAAACGATAGAGATATTCTTTATGCAGCAAAAGTTAACCCAATTGCTTCTTTCCCAGGAACAGGTATATCAGTATTTGGACAAAAAACATTACAGACTAAAGCATCAGCATTAGATAGAGTAAATGTAAGAAGATTGTTAATCGCTCTTAAGAAATTTATTGGTGACCAAGCAAGAAACTTAGTATTCGAACAAAACACTATTACTACTAGAAATAAATTCTTAGCGACAGTAAATCCATACTTAGAGTCAGTAGTACAACGTCAAGGTCTATATGCATATAGAGTTGTAATGGACGAATCAAACAACACACCTGATACTATTGATAGAAATCAATTGATAGGACAAATCTACATTCAACCAGCTAAAACAATTGAATTCGTAGTATTAGACTTTACAATTGAACCAACAGGAGCTACGTTTGCATAATTTAGAAACAAAGATATTTATAATTAAATAAGTAAAATAAAAAATGGCAGTATTAGATCCAAACGAAATAATGTTTAGAGCCTTTGAACCAATGGTTCAGCACAGGTTTGTAATGTATATAGATAATATCCCTTCATTCATGGTTAAGAATGTGAAAGCACCAAACTTTCAAGATTCTATGATCAAACTTGACCACATCAACTCTTACAGAAAAATAAGAGGAAAAAGAGAGTGGCAAGATATGGATATGACTCTATACTCACCGATAACACCTTCAGGGGCTCAAGCAGTAATGGAATGGGCTCGTCTAGGATATGAATCAGTAACAGGTAGAGCTGGATATTCAGATTTCTATAAAAAAGATTTAACTTTAAACATTCTAGGACCTGTAGGAGATGTAGTAGGAGAATGGATTATTAAAGGAGCTTTTTTAACAAAAGGAGACTTTGGACAATTCGACTGGACTTCTGCTGATGGAATTGTAGAAATAGGAATTTCAATTGCAATGGATTATTGTGTATTAAATTACTAATACCATTCAAAATAAAACTAACAAGCCTGGCAGTAGCCGGGCTTTGTTGTTTTAAAAAAGTTTTTTTCATATATTTATATATAGAAAAAGTTACTAACAAATAAAATTTATGGAACAAAAGCAAAAATTTCCTACCGAAATGGTAGAATTGCCATCAAAAGGTTTACTTTACTCAAAAGATTCTGCTTTATCAGAAGGTAGAATTGAGATGAAGTATATGACAGCTCGTGAAGAAGACATTTTAACCAATCAAAATTACATTCAACAAGGAGTAGTTATTGATAAATTACTACAATCTCTTATCGTAACACCAATTACTTACTCAGATCTTCTAATAGGAGATAAAAATGCAATATTACTTGCTTCCCGTATTTTAGGATATGGAAAAGACTATGAGTTTGAGTATAAAGGACAAAAAGAAGTAGTAGACCTTTCAGAAGTAAAAAATAAAGAAATTGATTTTTCTTTATTAGAAAAAGGAAAAAATGAATTTACATTTACAACTCCTTCTACAAAGACAGATATTACTTTTAAATTACTAACACATGGAGATGAAAAAGCAATAGAACAGGAAGTAAAAGGTCTAAAAAAGATACATAAAGACTCTTCAGCAGAACTTACAACAAGACTTAAAAGAATGATTACCTCAGTTGAAGGAAATTCAGAAACTAAGACAATTAGAGATTTTGTTGATAATTTCCTATTAGCAAGAGATTCTAGAGCTTTAAGAGAGTATATAAATCAAATTCAACCAGATGTTGATTTAAAATTCTTCCCAGAAGACGGACCAGATGGAGGGGTTGATATTCCTATCGGGGTTACATTTCTTTGGCCTGACGCCGGAGTATAGAGGAAGCCTTTTTAATCAACTCCATGATATAGTATTTCACGGGAAAGGAGGGTACTCTTTTGAGACAGTTTACGAATTTCCTATATGGTTAAGAAAATTTGTACATAGAAGTATGATTGAGTATTACGAAAGTGAAAATAAAGCACAACAAAAAGCATCAGGACAAAGTAATGTATTACAAAATGGACATATTAAAGCACCTGATTATAGTACAAAAGCTTCTAGATAATAGAAGCTTTAACTATTTATATTAAAACATATAAACTAGATGCCAAATCAATCGCAAGATATAGATAAACTTAATAAGCAAATTGCCGATCTAAGAGCGCAATTAGGTAAAAAGATGGAAACACCTTTCAATGCAAACGAGCTTGGAAAAGCCCAAGAAGCATTAAAAGGACTTCAAGCCACTGCAGCTGAAATAAACACTACATTCACTGACCTTACCTCTATCTTAAGAGCCAATCTTGCAGAAATGTCAAAGCAAAACACTGCTTTAAGTATCTCAAAGAAAGGATATCAGGGATTAACATCTGTTGTAGAAAAGCTTAAAAACGAAGAGCAAGGTATTTACGGATTTAATACTAAGCAATTAAAGGCTCTACAAGAAAAAGCAAAAATAAGTTTTGATGATCTAAGACGAAATGTACAGGCACTTTCTGCAGAAGAAAGAAGAACAGAAGCAGGAAAAGCAATGCTCAAAGCTAGAAGAGCTGGGTATGCTATAGAAAAAGAAGCTTTAAAAGAACTTGAGAAACGTCTAGAACTTGAAGAAAAAGTAGAGAAAACCGTTGGAGCAACTGGTGCATTACTTACAAGTACTAATAAATTACTTGGTGCATTAGGGTTTGGGCATATGTCATCTGAGATAGATGAGTTAAACACAAAACTTAAAGATGAGTTAAGGGAAGAAATTAAGAAGGCAGGTAATGATGTAAACACTGTAGCACTTAAGTTTCAATACATGGGTAAAGCTGCTGCAGGATCAGCTAAGATATTTGCAGACGGGTTAATGCAACCTGAATTTGTTATAGGGAAAATCTTTGACACATATCTTAAAATAAATAAAGCATCAGTAGATGTACAACACCTCACAGGACAAAATGCAGTAGCAGCCGCCTCCTGGGGAGCAAATTATGCCACAGCAGTTGATTACCTAGAAACAATAGGTGAACTAACCAAGCAAACCGGTATGAATGCTCAAAACATCTTCTCAGAGAAGGTAGTAGGGCAAGCAGCAGCATTAAAGAAAACAATGGGACTTACAGCTGAAGAAGCTGGAGGACTTGCCGTCATGTCACAAACCTCAGGTAAGAGTGTGGACGGAATGGTGAAGAGTGTAGTAGCTACGACATCTGCATTTAATGGAGCAAATAGAGCAGCAGTAAGTCAAGGAGCAGTATTAAGAGAAGTAGCAAATACTTCTGAATCTATAAAACTTTCATTAGGAAATAACCCGCAAGCATTAGCTAAAGCAGCTTCAGCAGCTCAAAGACTTGGACTATCATTAAAAGATGTAGATAATATTGCAGGATCGTTAACAAATTTTGAATCATCTATTTCAGACGAATTAGAAGCAGAGTTATTAACAGGTAAAGAACTTAACTTAGAAAAAGCTAGGGAACTTGCTTTAAATAATGACCTAGAAGGGGTTTCAAAAGAGTTATTTAAAAATTCATCTGACATTGCTGAATTCGGTAAGATGAATAGAATTGCACAAGAAGCATACGCTAAGTCTTTAGGAATGACTAGAGATCAATTAGCAAAAATGGCTTACAACAAAGCACTTGAAGCAGGAATGACCGAAGAACAAGCCTCAGCAGCAGCTAAGGTGAATGCAGAGGATATGAAGAGAATTAATGCTCAAGAAAACTTTGCTGCAGCAATGGAAAAAATAGCAGGGGCTTTAGCACCTATCCTAGATCTTATAGGAAATATACTTAGTATGCCTTTAGTTCCGTACATACTACTTGGAGCAGTAGCAGTAGGTAAACTGGGAGGTAGTTTAACAGGGGTAGCTAAAGGATTTGGGGGAATGTACAAAGCCGGTAAAGATGCCGTTTTAGGGGTTGCAGATTTATTTAAAAAAGGAGGACTAACATCAGCTATAAGTAAACTAAAAGGAGCTTTTGGAGACGGAGCAGGAGACATGGTTAAATCTAAATCAGGTAAACTGTTTAGTAAAGACTCTCCTCAAGGAAAAATGATATCTAATCTCTCAGGAAAAGCAGGTGGAGCAGGTGCAGCAGCATCAACAGCAGCCACCGGAGGCGGAGCCGGAGGAGGTATGATGGAAAGTTTTTCTAAAATTAATACAACCTCTTTAATAAAAGCAGCGGCAGCAATGGCCATAGCAGCAGTAGGTATTTTTATATTTGCAAAAGCAATTCAAGAACTTGAAAAAATAAAAGATTGGACTAATGTTGCAATAGGATTAGGAGCTTTTGCAGTATCAATGGGAGTACTCGCAGCAGTTGGAAACATTGCAGGACCGGGACTTACAGCATTAGGAGCAGCATTAAATTCATTTGGAGCTGCTATGATGACAGGATTTGGTGCAGTAGGATTAGCTGCTTTGACAATAGCGGCAATAGGGTTAGGATATGCACTTAATTTAGCAGCACCAGGTATTCAAGCATTTGGAACAGTAGTAACAGCAGTCTTTGCAGGAATAGCATCAGTAATACCGGTTATAGTAAGCGGCTTTGTTACTTTAATGTCTTCAGTAACAGAAGGTATTGGACCTTTACTACTGCTAGGACCGGCCTTATTTGGAATTGCAGCAGGACTAGGAGCAGTAGCTCTAGCAGGGCTTACATCACTACCAGCAATAGGAGGATTAATAGCATTATCGTTAGCAGCACCAGCCTTAGTTTCTCTAGGAATGGGAGGAGAAAATAAATCAGCAGGAGGAGCTAAAGGAAAAGGAGAAGAGGGATCTCTTGCAGCAGTAGAAAAGAAACTAGAAGAACTGATTGCAGCAGTAAGAGCAGGAGGGGATGTTTATATGGATTCTAATAAAGTAGGTAAAGCACAAGTATTAGGTACATATAAATCTAAATAAACAAACTATTTATAATAAATTAAAAACACACAACAATGGGATTATTAGACTTATTACCAACATCAAATCTTGGATTAGCAGGAACTACTCCAGCAATAGTACCTAGTGCAGATTCAAACTCAACTCTGCATGACGTTTACTCTATTACAGGTAACCCAGCTCAATCACAACAACAGCCAGTACCTTCCAATTTAGACTTAGACGGAGTACCTCCAACTATATCACCATCTGGACAACAGTTACCATATATTGCTAACTTACCAGGTTAATCTTAAACTAAATGGCAAACGGATTAATTAACATACAGACTGATTTAACAAGTCTGAAGTACTCTACTATGCCACTTGGAAGCGATACTCCCTATGTTACAAAAAACATAGACAACCCGCCTTCAAGTAATCAAGTGGCTATAGAGATTACAAAACGTATAGACGATACATCCCGTATTGCCAAAATGCTTATTGATAAGCCAGGAATAAAATACCTCCTACATGAAGCAGAGCTTCAACAAATAGGAGCCGGTGATAAAATAAATAAAGCTCGAAAGGGAGGAAAAACTCTAACAGGAGCAGTACTACAGCAAATAGGAAAGACAGTTGTTAGTACTTTAAAAATAGCAGCATCTACCTTAGCACAAATACCAGTAAACGGAACAGGTACGCATTTTATAAAAGGATTTAGAACAGATACCTACTTACAGCCTACAAATGGAAATCAATTCTCTGGCTTTGCTCAATTTTTTGGAGCAGGAGGAGTTGAAGGAGCACCTTTAGCACTTCAAGGAAAGACTATTGACGGAGTAGTAGAATCACAGTTCTTTACACAAGGGAGTACCGTAAGTAATGGTGCTATCATTAATCCAAATGATGCTACTGTAGAACCAAAATTTGCATATAATTCAAAAGTTCAAGGAGTCGGAGAAGCTACTCTTTCTACAAATGAAAAACCAAACGCTTCCTTACCGGAAAATGATGCAAATAGGCTAAGTGCGTATAATGCTGTAGAGGGTAATCCAATAACAGTAGGATATAAAAAACCTATTACTTTTGGGAAACCAGCTACTAAGGAATTAGGAGACCTTAGTCCAACTATAGCTAGAGGTGTACAAACAACTGCTACACCAGGAGTAGGTACATTTCAAAACTCAATAAAAAGTAGATCAAATAAAGTAGCTCCAAAAGATTGGATATCACCTGACTCAATTAATAATATATCCTCAGGATCTTATTCATATACAAATACGTATACAGGACATTCTGCGAGTATTTCAATACTAAATGCACAAGAGGGCAATGAAATACCGGTAATACTTACACCAGAAGACCCAGGTCTAGATAGACTTAATGACGGTGAACAGAAGTACAGCGAGTTTAGTACGTATACAGGAGGTCCTACAGATAAGATTATTGATAGAGTACTTAAAGGAAAAAGAGTATCTACTAATTCTGGAGAAAGACATAATGAGCTTTATTTACTAAATAATAGCGATTATGCTACAGATGGTAACCATGGAGTTGTTGTGGAAGACCTACAAGATGGGAACGGGGAGGATATATACCCACAAGGCGCTACTATAGGGGAAACTAGTATTCCAAAGCTAGTATCACTAAGTAAACTAGCATACCAAATAAATACAGGTTCTGCAGATGTAGTTAGTAGAGATGGGTTGACTATAACATACACTCCAAAATTACAAGATTTTAGATCAGGAAGTAAAGGTACCGCTACCTATTCACTCGATTATACTGCAAATACTATAAACAAAGAAAGAAGAGTAGGGTTAGGTAATCAAGGAGCTCCCTCTCTAAGAACAGATTATACATATGTAGATAAGGATAAAGTAGATAAGTTAAATGAGCAAGATGTTAGTAACTCACGAATCGATGGATTAAAGCCAAATGATGTTAGAGATCTTGCAAAATTCTATTTTGAGATAATAACACCATCCGGAACTAAGTTTCTATACTTTAGAGCATTTATAGATTCTGTTGACGATAGTTATAATGCAAATTGGGAATCACATAAATACGTAGGTAGAGCAGAAGACTTCTATACATACGGAGGATTCTCCAGAGATATAAATGTTTCTTTTAAAATAGCAGCAGCAACAAGATCAGAGATGAAGCCATTATATAGAAAAATGGTATATCTAGCATCAGCAACAGCACCGACCTATGGAGGAGAAGGATTTATGAGAGGAACGCTTGCTAGATTGACAGTTGGTTCGTATTTTGATCAAATACCGGGAGTAATTACTTCTGTAAAGTATAGTTTAATAGATGACATGCCTTGGGAGATAGCAATGCAACAACCAGAAGGAAATGAATCAGGAGTACAGGAATTACCAATGGGACTTCAATGTTCAGTATCATTTAAACCAATTCATGATTTTGCTCCTCAAACAGGATTAAAACACTACTTTACAAGTAATGAAGCGGCAAAAAATTATTTAGGTTAAAAAAATGGCAAATAGATATAGAGATATTGCAAGATCAAGAACAACAGATGGAATAGAGTACATAAACAATCCTATCTATCCGGAAATTACTTTGTCTGAAAATGACTTCTATGTGATCTCTGCAGAAGGAGACAGATACGATACATTAGCACAACAGTTCTATAGCGACTATACGTTATGGTGGATTATAGCTTCAGCTAATAATTCAGAAAGAGCATCATTAGTAGTTGAACCAGGAGTACAATTAAGAATCCCAGCAGATAAAGATAGAATACTACAAGCATACAACCAGTTTAATAAAAAGAGATAATGGCAGGAGGCATAGGATCACCAGTTTCAGCTGCAGTTGCAACTCAAATGGAAAAAAGGCAAGCTGTAGTATCTAAGACTCAAGGAAAAACTAACGACGATTTACTATACCTCAACGGTAAGACAGCCTTTGTTAGGCTATCTTCCTCGGTTAATACTATAACACCAGCAGAACAAGAAAGGTTTAGAATACAAGAAGGTAGGTTAGATATAAAAGGAGATAGTACCGATGCAGGATATAACATACTACAGGGAGGTGTACTTCATCCAAATAGAGGATTAAGAGAAGGTATAAACACATCTGGGTATTACGATGAATCTGCAGCTTACAATAATAGGAAAGAGAGTACAGGTATAAGACCTATGCCAGGTATTACCTCTATGACTGTTAAATCAAAAAATAGTTTAGGTACATTAAGAGAGGCAGAGGTTAAATTTACATGCTGGACTTTAGAGGATTTTGAATTAATGGAAAAACTCTATCTAAGACCGGGATTTACACTGCTACTAGAGTGGGGACATTCTATGTATATTGATAATACCGGAACTCTTATAACAACTATAGAAACAATACCTAATGGTTTTTTTGCTAACGGAGTTACTATGTCAAGTATTTTAAAGGGTATAGCTGACATTAGAACAAAAAGCTGTTATAATTACGAAGGAATGATAGGGTCCTGTAAAAACTTCTCCTGGACCTATCTACCAAATGGAGGATATGAATGTAGTGTATCTATTATATCAACAGGAGAAATTTTAGAATCATTAGCACTACGCTTTGATCCACAACTTAGACTAGATCCAGCAGAGTTTGAAGAAGCAGATTCAGAAACAGGAAAAGAAGAACGTAAAAGTGTACTTCATTTCTTTCTTTCTAAAATGGATGAGGTAAAGTTAGTACAGTTTACAAATTTTTCCTTTACCGCGAAGTCACCAACTTTAGGAGCAAGGTTACAAAACTTCGGAGCATACTACTCAACAGTTGAGATTGAAAGATGGTTCTGGGATAAAGATCAACCAATGACTTGGTTTCCATTAAGAACTTTACTAGACGTCTTTAATACAAGTGTTACTTTAATAGATGGAACAAAAGCTGAGAATACCTCAGATAGAGCATATGCAAAGTTTAATATAGATTATTCTAAATCATCAGCATTCCTATCCAGTGAAGAACATTTTTCAGTAGACCCTACTGTTTGTGTAATTCAAAATAAAGATACAAATGGATACGGAGTTGTAACAGTAATTCACGATAGCCTGGCAACACTTCCAGATGGAAGTACATATGACGATGTTTTAAACATATTAGTAACAACAGCTTATGTGAAGTCAGTACTAGATCAAGCACTTGACGCTGATGGAAAATTAAATAAGAGTATGTCTGATATATTAGAATCACTACTAGAAGGTATTAACTCTGCTTTAGGTGGAATTAATGACCTAGGTACAATGTATGACGAAGAAGATAACGGAGGTACTTGGTATATTATAGACAGAAATAATACACCAGCAGACACGATTGCACAAATGCCAACCTTTACATTAGCAGGACTTGGAAGTGTTTTTACTGATGTAAGTATCAGTAGTAAAATTTCAAATGAAATAGGAAGTCAGATAGCAATTGCAGCACAAGGTACAACACAAAACTATTCTGAAAATGTAGAAAACATCCTAAAATGGAACTCAGGGGTAATAGATAGAGTAAAAGTTACAAAAGATACTTCTGATAAAAATAAAGATGGAGTACAAGCTGTAGAAGATGATAGAGCAAAGCGAGAAGCAAAATGGATAGACACTTTAAAAACCTTCTTTGAAGACTTTAACGGCAGTGGGTATGATGAAGAGGATATGAAAACTGCTAAAACTATGCATGCAGAATGGACATTAGAGAATGTAGTAAAGAAACATAGAACACAACAAAGCAAACCACTACCAGGAATCGTACCAGTAGAGTTATCATTTAAAACAGACGGTATAGGTGGATTCAAAATTATGGAAGCATTTAAAATAGCTTCTGGAATATTACCAAATAAGTACCAAGAGAGATTTTGCTACTTAATAACAGGACTTGAACACACTATAGATATTAATAATAGATGGGAAACAAGTGTAACAACACAATTTTTCCCTATTGATACACCATCAGCAGCTGAAGTTGAAGCAGCAGGTAAAAAAGGAACCCCACCAAGTGGTGGTGGTGGTGGCGGAGGCGGTGGCGGAGGCGGAGAAGGTGGAAGCGGCGGTAGCGGTGCTGAAACAGGAGGAGTAGTATCGGGAGCTGTAAGACCTATCTCTCAAATGAAACCATTTACGCAAGAAGTACTAAAACAACATAAAGGACTGGTATTAGTAAGAGAAGCTGCAACAGTAAAAAGAACTATTGGTTCGCTATACTACAACCAAAAACTTGTTGCAGTTACAGTAGAAGATGCTATTAGAGCAAAAAAAGTAAAAGCAGAGACTGCAATACCTGATACACTGTCATTAAAGAAAGTTCCATATAACATGCCTTTAGATACTACTGGAAAAGCAAGTATTCAAAAAATTGCAGTTAATTTTGGGGATGGAAAAGGAAAAGTGGCTCCTAGAATAGGTACAGATAAATCAGGAGTTAATGTAGATGGACCAGGTAATTTAGATTTTGCAGGAATAAGAATCCATGCAGGAAAAAGTGAAGGTTGGTCAGAGGGATGTCTAATCGTTTCTTCTACTAGAAATAAAGACGGAACTATTGCATTAGATTTAGCAAAAGCGACAGAAATAGTAAGACTTATAAAAAATAATAATTTAAAAACAATTTACGTTGTAAACGACTTCTAAAGATGGCAGATATTTTAGTAAAAGAATTTACCTATAAAACTTCATGGCAAGGAGAGACTTACTCTGTGCAAATATTTGGAGATGGAACTTTTATTAGAAAAAATGGATACACTGTTGTAGAGCCAACCGAACAGTCCTTCCTAGATAAATTTAAAAAGAGTATAGATGAATCAGGAATAACAGCTCCAGACGGAACTCATTACAAACTAGACCCATCTTCAAAAGAATCTACAATAGAGCAAGTTAGGGAAGAGTGGTCAAAGTATAATGAAGATAAAGCAAGTAAATTAGCTTTTGGAGAAGCAAAAAGTCCTGATATGAATTTTGCAAAAAATATAGCAAAAAATAATGCAATACAGGAATTTGGTAAAAAACAAAATACACAAAACTATACCGTAAAAGGAGCTGTTATTACTAAAGAGAAATTATATAGTAATTCAGATAAGACGTATTCTTCCCTAATGGTAGTAGAGGTAGATGCAGTTATACCAGACAAAGCAGTTACTGAACAAGATACAGGAGGAAACTCAGCAACACTAGATGATACGGAAGCAACTGTAATAACAGGAACTACTGAAGCTGAACCAGATGTTGAATTTCCAGACTATTTTTCATCAGCAAGGAGTGTACGTGGAAAGGCTATAAAAAATGGAAAAACATATATTGCAGGAGGTTACCTTTTTTATACAAACGGTACAGAAAGTACACAGAAGGAAATTTGGGAACGTATTTACGATGATATAGCAGAGAAGATTTTTAACGACGAGGTAAAAAAGGATGAAACTTTAGAGGATAAATACCAGTCTGGGTATTCGGTAAAGACTAGATCTTTTAAATTTACAACAGTACCACCAAATCGTCCAAAAGACAAACCGAAGCCAGCAACACCACCACCGCCTGTAACCCCAGCACCACCGCCTGCTGCAGTAAAGAAAACTCCTGTTGTATATCAGCCAAAAACAAGAGTAACAAAACCAAAGTCTACAAGAGGAGGAGAATTTGTTGAAAAAATATCAGGAAAAGATTATAAAGGACCTTATATTACAGCATACAAAAGCAAGTACTACGCAGGAAGTAACTTAGATCAAAATGGAGTAGAGTTAATACCTGCCGGTACAAAAGGGCAGACAATAATAACTCCAGCATTAGCATTACTGTTTTCATCATTACAAGGTTTTTTTAAGAAAAAAGCGAGTAGTGCTGATAGAGAAAAAGGATCAACAAAGAGATTCTTTATGCAAACAAAAAAAGATAATAAAATTGTAGAATTAGATAAGAGTAATTTTCAACAAGCACAATTAGCTCTACCTACCCAAAATTTTGCACAAGTTGACTGGATGATAAAAGGACCAGCAGAAGATAAAGTTTTTAATGGATATCCATTTGAAGGAGCAGAATCAAAAAATAAAAAAGCAATTTTAGCTTTAGAGAAACAAATACCAGGTATTTCTACCTTTATAAAAGATTATAAGTTTCTAGTAGAAGATCCAGCCGGCTTCGACCAAGTGGAATTAGAAACACAAGTAGTTGTTAGGAAAGATTTGCAGACTGGTATAGATAATTCTCGAAAAGCAAATTTCGATTTAAGAAAATAAAAGAAGGCTTGCTTATGCAGGCCTTTTTTCTTATATTAAAGAAAAGGTTATAGAAAATGTTTTATATAGTAGAGACAGAGGAGCAAATACAGCTTCTAAAAAATTTAGGTACAAAAGGAGGGTATGTAGAAGTCATTTCTTCAAATGATAACTATCATCCACTTCTCACAACTACTGTAGCAGTTTACTTAAGACCTCTAGATTATCACGAAGGATTTATTATTCCAATAAGCCATGACGAAGGATTAAATTTATCAAAAGATTGTGTCTCCGACATATTAAAAGAATACACAACACTTTATACGTTTGATAAGAAAGAATTGATGTACCACTTCATACTAAAGGATGTTATAGATCTTTCCTTGCTTTATTCAATGACTTCTTATAATAGACTTGAATTACCAAGATCTAACTCAACTTGTAATTGGTATTATAATCGCTTTCATGAATTTAAAGAAATAAATGCTATAATTCCAATATCGAAGTTATTTGAGAAATGTGAAGAGAATTATAAGTCATTACAGAAGATATTGCAGATTGCAATACCCAATGGCTTTGATTTTTATAATAAAACTGCAACGTCTGTTTTCTTTATGATTGAGAGAGCTGGTTTGAGAATAACATACCAATCCTTTCTAGAATTATTTAAACCAAACAATCCTGTATACAGTATTGATAATAATATTATTTATACCTCATATAATCTCTATAATACAACCTCTCGACCAACAAATGCTTTTAATTCAGTAAATTTTGCTGCAATACCAAAAGCACCTGAGTTTAGGAAAGCTATTATTCCTCAGAACGATGTATTTGTAGAAATGGACTTCGATGGATACCATTTAAGGTTATTATGCGAGCAAATAGGATATGAATTAACAGATGAATCAGCTCACGTTCAATTGGCTAGACTTTACTTCGGTAAAGATGAAATAGCCGAAGATGAATATGCAAAAGCAAAGCAGATTAACTTTCATGCAATTTATGGAAAGATTCCACCTGAGTATGCTTTTTTAGAAATCTTTGAGAAGATTCAGAATTATATAAATAGACTTTGGCAGCATTACCAAGAGAGAGGGTATGTAGAAGATCCGTTATCAGGAAAGAGATTTACACAAGACCTTCCAGAGATGCATCCGCAGAAGCTTATGAACTACATGATGCAGAGCTTGGAAACCTCAAGAAATATTCTTATATTAAAAGATGTGTTAATGTTTCTTCAAGATAAGAAAAGTAAATTAGCACTCTATACTTATGATGCTTTTGTATTTGACTTTGACAAGTCAGATGGCAAGGAGACATTAGAATCTTTAGAAAAAATAATGAACCAGGGAGGAAAATACCCTATAAAGTTTAAATACAGTAGTAACTTAGTTTTATAAAATAAAAACCTATTTATAAATGATACAAAATAATGTAGCGCCAGTAATGTTCGATTATGATATCGAATATAATTTTAATGCAGCCGACATGAGCAATAAGTTATTTTGTACTTTTTCTTCTGAACAACAACTAGAAGGTATACTAAGTACAATACAGACCAAATACAAAATCATTTATAACAAAATTTTCGTTCTTTATTCAAAGAGCCAGGATGAATATATTTGCACTTACAATGTAGAATTCGGAAATGTTTCTAATTTCTTAGAAAATACTATTTTAGTACATAGAAAAAAGGAATCAAATACCCTATATACAATCAATTCGTTAAACCGTCTAATAGAGTCTCTAAATGGAGGAATCTTAGACACAAACTACAAGGTGAATTGGAACGATTATCAAAACTGTATTCTTTTAACTAAAGGAGCAGAATTGAAGAGAGTCAACACAAAATTATTTAGAATAATAGAATTATAGTTGGAATATTAAAATATTCTTCTTATCTTATATAAATAAAAGTTTTAATTAAAATCAGTTACATTATGGACATTAATGCTATCAAAGCTAAATTGGCCGCTCTAAACAGCACCGGAAATCAAGACCGTGAGAAAGTTGACTTCGATAAGATCTATTGGAGACCAGCAAACGGAAAATCAACAATTAGAATCGTTCCTTCAGCATTTAATGCTGCAGATCCTTTCACAGAATTGAAACTGCACTACAACATCGGGAAGTTCCCTATGATGTCATTGTCGAATTACGGCAAACAAGATCCAATCGAAGAATTTGTAAAAGAATTAAGAAAGACTTCTGATAAAGACAACTGGTCATTATCTGGAAAGTTATCTCCTAAATCAAGATTTTTTGCTCCTGTTATTGTAAGAGGTGAAGAAGATAAAGGAGTACGTCTTTGGTCATTCGGAGTTAACATCTACAAAGCATTACTTGCTTTAGCAGAAGATGAAGACATTGGAGACTTTACAGATGTGATGAGTGGATGGGATATGGTTGTAGAGAATACACCAGCAGCAGGACCAGGTCAATTCCCAACAACTACAGTTCGTATCAAACCAAAGCAAACAACATTATCAGACAATAATGCACAAGTTGATTTATGGTTAAAAGAGCAACCAAATGCTTTAGAGGTACAAACTCAATACGACTACGAATACATCAAGAAAAAATTACAAGAGTATCTTAACCCAGGAGAAGAGGTAGAAACAGCAGCACCAGTTGCAGCAGAATCAATTGCACCAGCAGCTCCAGTAGCAGTAGCAGAAGAGACTGATTTATCAGCAACTTTAGGAAATCATAAAACTGATTTTACTTTAGAGACTGCAGTAGAGGGTAACAAAAGTACAGTAAATAAATTTGATGATTTATTTAACTAAGAAATGGCAGTTAAAAAAACAGCCCCTAAAACCGCTAGCGAAATAATCAAAGGCGGTTTTAGTCTTGATAATTTTAAAAAGAACAAAGGATTTTCAAATACCTCAGTAAAATTTAAAACTCAAGACTGGATTAAAGTATCAGATGCTTTTACTGAAGTAACATCTCTCAAAGGAATTCCTATGGGGCATATTACCCTACTAAGAGGTCATTCTGATACAGGTAAAACTACTTTACTTCTAGAAGCAGCAGTTGAAGCACAGAAACAACAGATACTTCCAGTATTCATTATTACAGAGATGAAATGGTCATGGCCACACGCTCAAATGATGGGACTTGAGGTTCAAGAAGTAGTTGATGAAGAGACAGGAGAAATAACTGATTATAAAGGATTTTTCTTATACGCAGATAGAGGAACTCTAAACACGATAGAAGACGTAGCAGTTTATATCTTAGACTTAATTGACGAGCAGAAGAAAGGAAATCTTCCTTATGACTTACTATTCTTATGGGATTCAGTTGGATCAGTACCAAGTGACTTATCAGTACGATCAAATAAGAATAATAACGAATGGAATGCTGGAGCAATGTCTACTCAATTCGGAAATAACGTAAATCAGAAGATTATGTTATCAAGAAAAGAAGCAAGTAAGTATACAAACACTTTAGTAGCTATTAATAAAGTTTGGACTGCAAAACCTGAACATCCAATGGGGCAACCTCGATTGGAGAATAAAGGAGGAAAGACTATGTGGTATGATGCTACAGTTATTATTACCTTTGGAAATATTACTAACTCAGGTACTTCTAAGATCAAAGCCGTTAATAAAGGTAAGGAATATGAATTTGCTAAAAGAACTAAAGTTCAGATAGAGAAAAACCATATCGACGGAATACAATCTAGAGGAGCAATCATTATGACAAGTCACGGATTTATTGCTGACGATAAGAAAGCAATTGATGCATACAAAGACGAACATAAAGGATCTTGGGCAAATACTTTAGGGTCAACAGACTTTACAGTAACAATCGAAGCTGAAGTAGGAGAAGATGTAAGGACTGATATGGAGATGCTCGATGAGTAGTTATTTAGACATACTAAATAAAATCGAACAAAAACCAGATAGAAAGCTAAATGACCATATACTGATTGTAGATAGTATGAATACCTTTATAAGGTCTTTTGCAATGCTACAATCAATGAACCCAAAAGGCCACCACACAGGTGGTCTTGTTGGCTTCTTAAGATCTTTAGGATTTCTAAATAGGACAATTGACCCTACTAGAATTATTTGCGTATTTGACGGACAGGCTTCTTCCTCAAGTAGGAAACATATTGATCCCGAATACAAGGCAAATAGGAATATTAAGAGGATTACCAATTGGGAAATATTCGATGATAAAGATGATGAATTCCAGAGCATGACAATGCAAATGGGACGATTGGTTGAATACCTACAGTGCTTACCTATAACTCTAATCTCTATTGATAAGGTAGAAGCAGATGATACCATATCTTATTTAGCTCAAAAATTTGCAGCTAATAATAAAAAGGTAACGATTGTTTCTTCTGATAAAGATTTTTTACAGATAGTGGATGAAAATATAGAAGTATATTCCCCTATCAAGAAAAAAACTTATGGAAAAAAAGAGGTACAGGAAGAATTAGGTATGATTCCTGAGAATTATCTAATCATGAAAGCATTACTAGGAGATAATTCAGATAACCTAACAGGTATAAAAGGATTAGGACCTAAAACGCTTTTAAAAGAATTTCCAGGAATAGTAAAAGATCCTTTATTTGAATTAAAAGATATTCATAAAATTTGTGAGGAAAAATTACAGACTAAGAAAATATTCGCACAAATACTGTATGATTGGGATAAAGTAAAAACTAACTATGAATTAATGAATCTTTTAGAGCCGAGGTTGGGAGATTACGAAATAGTTCATATATTAGATAAAATAAAAGAGCCAATACCTGCTTTACAGGCTGTTACTTTTTTAAACATGTTAGAGGCAGATCAAATCGAAGCTCTAAACAAAAACGTTGAAGGATGGTTAGAAATATTCAGACCGCTTTCAACATATAAAAAATAAGTTATAATAAAATAAGTTACATGACATCATTAGCAAAATTATCTTCTTACGGAAAAGGCTTTCAATTAAAAGTATTGGGAGCATTATTAACAGACAAAAAATTCTTGCTTAACACAAGAGATTTATTACGACCAGATTATTTTGATTCAGATGCTCACAAATGGATTCTAGAAACTACTATTAAGTATTATGATAAGTATCATACTACAATTTCGTTAGAGGCATTAAAAATCGAATTACAAAAAGTAGAGAATGATATTCTTCAAGTAGCAGTTAAATCAGAGTTGAGAAATTGTTACGAAGCAACTCAAGAAGATTTAGCATACGTTGTAGAAGAATTTACTACCTTTGCCAAAAATCAAGAACTTAAAGCAGCATTACTAAACTCAGCAGATCTTTTAAACCAAGGAGACTTTGACGGTATTAGAGGATTAATTGAAAGAGCTATGAGAGCTGGTATGGATAAGAATATGGGTCATGAGTATAATAAGGATGTAGAGAGCCGATACAGAGAGAACTACAGACCAACTATACCAACTCCTTGGCCGATTATGAATGAAACCATTGGAGGAGGATTCGGACCTGGAGATTTGATTATTATGTTTGGTAATCCTGGAGGAGGAAAGTCTTGGACGATGGTTGCAGCAGCAGCACATGCTGTAATGATGGGTTATAACGTAAATTACTATACATTAGAACTTGGAGAGGATTATGTAGGTAAACGATTTGACTGTTACTTTACAGGATACGGAATCGAAGAAGTAAACAAACACAGACCTGAAGTAGAGAGAATAGTAGATAAACTAAAAGGAAAATTAATTGTAAAAGAATATCCACCAAAAGGAGCTTCAATTAATACAATTAAATCTCATATCCAGAAATGTATGGACATGGATCATAAACCAGATATGATTGTTATTGATTATGTCGATTATTTAAAAGCACCTTCGAAATCTCGTTTCACAGAGAGAAAAGATGAAA